TGTAAGTCTCCTTCATATCCAAAATAAGCTTTTGGAATTTTTAATGCAGCAAATAACTTTGACTGTAAATACTGTACGTCTGTTGTACCGTCGTAATCTAAACCTTTAGTAGTTTCAATACGAGTAGAAGTATCACCACCGCGAACTGGTAGGTAAAAATCCTCCATCATGTTCTGCATGTTGAACTTAAGGTTATAGTTACCTGTTTGAGGATCTACATATGGAGTCTTCTTCATCTGGTTGATCGTCTTTTGCATAAATTGCTCAACCTCATTTGGTGGAATAGAACCGACATTGATATAGAACATTCTCTTTTCTGGAGCTCTCATAATACGATGAATTAACATCGCATCTTCCATAAGATTTAACTGTTTATAAATCTTTCTAGCAGGTTCTAAAAAAGAACGTCCATAAGGTAAGTAAGATGTATCTGATAGTAATCTAAAGTGTGCTACTTCATAGTTATCTAAAGTGATATCCCTACGGTTAGGATTTCTTCTGTAATTAGGATCTGCTGCTGCTGTGATACCGTCTGGTTCTAATTGGAAATGCACTTCAGATGGATTTTCAGGATCAGTTCCTTCATGTCTAATCATATGATAGACAGTATATGGTAACACGTTATATACTCCGAACTTCTCTGCTATTTCTAGCTTTAGGAAAAAGTCTCCGTATTTCAGCATATTACGTGTCCATGACCATAAATTAAACTCAATGTTTAATACGTCATAGAATAAATTGTAAAGTACTCTTTGTATATTTTCATCAGAAGATTTTATAGCTAAAACTTCACCTTGATCATTTTTAATAACAGTTTCATCTGATATAATATCTAATGCTGAAGCTATAATAGGATCAGTGTCCATTGCCTCGTAGTCCGCGTAAAGCTGTACTCTAAGAGTCTGATAATTTAAATTAGGGTTGTAAACGTTAGCGTTATTAGAAATATAAAGCCTACTGAATCTATCTACTAGTGAATTAGTCTCTATCCTAGGAGATTTCTGTATACTGTTTATATCGGTAACCTTGAGCTCATCTCCTCCTATATTACGTATTACTACGTCGTTAGAGAAAAGCCTCCTAAGTCTACCAAATAGTGATGTATCCGCCATTTAAATGCAGTTTATATATAAATAGATCTATTTTAATAACCACCTGATGTCTTCATCTCCGTGGTTTGTCTTAACAAGATAAGGATTTTCTCTCATACTACCAACATTTGTCATGATAGCTTTATTTTGAGAGTTGAGGTTTGTGAAAGAAGATAGTTGAGCTCTAGCTAGGTCCATACCTTGCTGTCGTAATCTAAGTGCAGTATCTCTAACATATAGAGCGGTTGCACAAGAAATAATTAAATCATCGTTATATCTATCTTGAGCTTGAGCTTTGCCGTTTTTCCATATAAAGACTCTCATCTCAGCCATTAATCTTTTCGATTGTATGGTAACAGATTTATCTCTAACATATTCAATCATCTTAGCAATCACTAATGGTCTAGTTCTAGCAGACATAGTAAAACCGGGTACTAATTTGTCTCTTTCGTATTTATGCATATACGATTCTACAGACTCCATATTATTTGTTGTACTGTAGTACATGTTTCTATATTCTCTTTCAAGAATTTGTTCTATTGTTGCCCAACCTATATTAGCATTCTCACATACTAAAAGAGCTTCATTATACTCTGATGCTATTCCTACTAAGAAGTTACCAAATTCTTTAGGTGAAAGTTTACCTTTGTATTCAGCAACTTGAACTGCATTTTCAATATCGAATACATGAAAAGCAGAATAGTCAGTAGAATCACCTCGAGCAACGTCAGCTACAACCATATACGATTTAGTATAATCTACTCCTTCCCATATCCATAAGTTTCCGTCTGCACCTCTTCTTTCTAATGGATCACGTTGATAAGTTTCTTCATAGAAACTCATATCATCTGTTTCGAATACAGTATCACCGGACGATAGGAAATCACAGTCACATTCTTGCCCTGCCATCTTAGGTCCTAAATCTCTATCCTGTTGATCTCTCCAATCTTGATTTCTTTCAGGGTGTACAGACCATGGTAGTCTAACAGGTACAAATGAATTTTCTCCTGTCTCTGCTTTTTCCCATGTTTGGTGAAACCAGTTACCGATACCGTTAGGAGTAGATAGTGCCATACACTGTCCACCCGTCGCTAATGTTTGTTGAGCTGCAGTAAAGGTTTCTTCTACGTTCTCAATAAAGGCGGCCTCATCCATAAGTAATAACGATACCGCTTCAGAACGGGCAGCATCTGGGGATGATGATTTAGCTTGTATTTTAGATCCGTTTTTTAATCGGAGAGATAATTTGTTTTTTTCAACCGCCGGTAGCTTTAACCATTTAGGTAATTCATCGTACATAAACGTTACTTTGGTTACCAAGTTGCGAGCCGTAGCTTGAGTAGTAGCAAGAGCCAATACGTTCTTATCTTTATGAAATAACATTAACCATAGAGAATATCCAGCAGCTAAAGTTGATATACCAAGCTGTCTAGATTTAAGAGTGATAAGATATTGGTGATCTCTAAATAAGTGAAGAACCTTTTCCTGGAATGGGTAAAGGTTAAATAGGATTCTACCTCGAGTAGGGTGCTGTATATGACAATACTTCCTCATGAAGTATGCCGGATCTTTAGCGCACTTAATATACTCTTGTGCGATTATTTTCTTTATGTCCTGTGCCATAACTTATTTTATATCTAAATCCTTATAATTAAGGACTAGTACATTTGCTCTTTCTGTTCTATTGTTATACCCTTTTGCAGGTACTGTTCTAATAGTAATACCTCTTGAAAAAATTCCCTGGTCTTGAGTAGCTTTTGAAGCATTTCTTTCAAACCTAATTATAGGTTTATCGTTTTCAGAAAAGTGTTCTTCTTTACTATAATTTCCTGCTGTTGCAATCGTTAACTTGTTGTTATCAAAAGTAAAGTCTTCGTCGGCAAAATTAGCTTTAACTACAACAGAGTTATCTGATCCAAAAGCTAATGTTTGATAGTCCATTCCTGGTGCATCTAAGACATAGATACTACCATATGGTTTATTATTTTTAGGGTTGATCATGTTTAGCAGAAAAGGATTTTTCCCATCTTGTACTAATTTTAAATTCTCTGTACCTTCTAAACCAGGTTCAAGTACTGCCTTGAATATGTCTTTATGAGTCCTCATAGCAGAAGACCATCTAAAAGCTTTATCTTCTTTAACTGAGATAGGAATATCTCCAGAAGTAGAAGTAAGTATAACGTCAGCTTTTTTATTATCTGAGGTTTCTCTACCTACTCCTTTGGCTCCGGTTACTTTCTTATACTCTAGATCAACACCGTTTTTACCTTTAAGTAGTACGTCTATCGGACCGCCTTCAGCACTAATTCTTTCTACAATTTTACGTACAAGGGCATCTTCATTGTCTAGTCCTGCATTACCGATACTAGTTTGATTTTTGTGAATAATTTCTATACCGTCTGGAGTAACATATCCTCCGCCGCTTGAGCCTCTTACTTGTTGTTTTTCATACCCAAGATTAGCAAGTGCTTGAAAAACTTCTCTTCTAGGTCTATCGGTATATACTATAATTCGGTTCTTAGCGTGAGCGATAATTTCATCATCATCGAGGTTTAACTTCTGTATTAAATCTTTACCGACTTCCTGTGCTTCCTTAGAAAGGTATTCAAATGGATGTTTTGCTTCGTTAATGAGATTAAAACCGAAAATAGATTCAAACAAAGCTATATCCTCTCGACTATTCATGTCAGGGTATCCTTTTCTGGTTCTATATGACCATTCGAGTATAGCTTTCTCTATAAGATTCATCTACTTTAGTACAACAGACATTTTTAATTCGACTTCATGTACCTTATATTTTAGTACTGTCTCATATTCTTGTTGACGTTCTTCATCTGATTGGTTCAGGTGAGAATCAGCTGTTTTCTTTAGACTTGCATAGTATTTTTTATCTTCAACTAAATCATTAAGAGCATTTTGAGCTCTTTTAGGAGCAGTGTAGTAACTCTTTGCAAAATATGCAGGTAGTTCTCCTTCTCCATTTAAAACAACCCATCTAGTTTCAGTCTTATCTATTAATGCTTTACCGCTAGCTTCGTTAATTTTATTTTCAGTTAGGAATTTTCTGATGTCAAAAGTATCTTTCATATTATTATGCTTCTGGTATTTCTTCGTCTTCAAAGTCTATTTCTTCTCCTCCTAAATCAGCTCCACCTTCTTCTTCACCGCCTTCTTCTCCTCCTAGA